CTGTTAAGTTTGGTGTAGGCCACATTGATGCGAGTTTACCGGTGGTGGAATTGCATATGAAACCAACTAGTGTTCCAGTTGAGTTGCCTTTGGAGGGTAAAGAAGAGAAAAAGATTTCAGTGCCCTTCCCTCGAGGTGGGGGTGTTGTTACAACTGAGCTCCAAAGGTTGAACGCAGTTATAGATGCAGTTGATTTGTCATTACAGATGCCGTTTGCCTTGCATGAGGATAATAAGGCTGTGGTTAGTGAAGGGGGTGAAAGATTACCTGGTGCTGTGTTGAAACCTAGGATTACCATTTCCAATGTGGCTTCTGATGCACAATGTGCTCAGATTATTGCTGAAATTAATACTCCCGATTATGATGATGATCCTTATGATGAGTTGGGTTGGTTAGCGAAAAGGAGGAAGTGTGGTCATTATATTAAAGTTCAATCACAGTATTTACCTTTGTATTATATGGAGTTGGCTGAAACTATTAAATTTGAAGATGCCAAGGCTGTTAAAACTAGGGAAAATACTATTGTTTTTATGACTAGAAAATTTAGGGCCCATTTTATGTCCTTTAGGGCTATGAACGCTATTTTGTCAGAACCCGAATTTGCGTTGGCCCGTAACAATTCAGAGGTTAAGACTTCCCCTGAGGTGCGTGTAGCTTTGGCGATTGGTGATCAACCTACTATGTTTGGTGCCTTACCACCTACAATTTGTCCTCCCCCTTTGCCAAAAGCTTTACCCCCACCGGTCCCAAAAAACTGGTTGGGAAATATGGTTTCGCGTTTGGCGGCTAGGGGTGAAGCTATGGCTGATACTGCAATAGAGACCAGTGTTCGGGTGATTGATCACTGTACGGAACCTGGTTTGGGTGGTTTTTCTAAAGGGGCTATTTATATGGCTTCGGCAGCAGCGCTAGCTGGCGCTGGTTTTGCCACTTATAAATTAACTAGACCAGATGTTGTTAAGTTAGGTGATAGGATAAAGTTTGAATCTTTTTTGGAAGAAAAAGCCAAATTTTGTGTTACTCTAGAGGGTCGGAGTAGTCACCCAACTAGTAAGAGCAATAAAGGTGAACAGAAGAAAAAAGGTGCTTGGAAAGTTGCTGAGCGAAAGCGTATGTCTCACCATAAAGATAGGAATATCCGTGAGGTTTGGGAGCTTGCTCAATATTACGATGAGACAGTTTTGGTTAGTAAGCGTGGTCCGTTAGTACGTATTATTCGTGCTGATGGTTCAACTTATGAGATTGATGCTGATGATTGGGAATATGTGCAGGATGATCTCAGAGCCGTTATAGTTAAGACTCCTGATGAGTCAAATTTACGCGAGAATCAAATAAAGACTGCTCGTGAGTTTATGGAAGCGGAAGAAGAATGGAAGGATAAAACAGTCGCTAGAGCCATTGGTAGTTTGAAAGCAGAGCGTAATTCTCTTGATAACTTTGCTAATTCTTTCACTGATACAAAGATGAGGGAATACGTTTATGGCACTAGTAATTTACCACCATCATCTGATCAGATTTCCGCTCTTAATCGCATACGAGTTATAACAGGCTTGTTAAATCGAATTGAGGATGAAGATTCCGTTGTTGAGGATGATGAGATTGTTAGGGTGCTTAATGATGGTTATATTGTTAAGCGGCTTAACAAAAATTATTTTCTTAAGCGGATGGTACCTCTTAATGAAGTTAAAGTTGAGGGTCATACTAGCTCCCCATCTTTTTTGATTGATGGTTTAACCCGAACATGTATGGTTATGGGTGAAAAGATTCCCGGCTCAAATAGCTATTATTTTGTCGGTTGTGGCTGTTTTGTGGCTGGTAGTTGGTTTTTGACTGCTCGCCATGTGTTGAGTGATTTTAAAAAAATAGCCATAGTGGATTCAAATAATTCCCACGTTATTTACTGTGAAGTTGATAAAGTTTTAAAACATTATTTTGGTAATGATGGTGTTTTTCTTCGTCCTTCTGCTTCTTTGCCCAACATTAAGTCGATACAATTGGGAGCCCCAGAGATAGGTACTCCAGTAATGGTGGTCTCAGCTCGCCAGGTGGATAAATCTTGGAAAGCGGATCACTCTGCTACAGGCACTGTTACTTATGGCTCTAGGCGAATGAATGTTGCTGGTAATCCAACTGATTGCTGGACACATAATTGTTCGACTGAAAGGGGGTCATCTGGTGCACCAGTTTTAGCTTTGACCGGTGATAAATTGGTTGTTATTGGTGTGCATATAGGTACTACCTCTAAGGATAACAATCATTTTCTGGTTATACCCGATGAGGTGATGAAATTGGTGGATCCCAGATTTAAAGTTGAAAGTGCTGAGGTGCCGGTTGAGTTACCATCACCTTTTCCAGTTGAAAAGAAGCGGGTTAAAGCTTCTAAACCAGTATGCTTTAATTGTGGTGTTCCTGGACATAAAAATACTGATTGTAAAGAGGTCAAGAAGGAATCGTTACCACCACCTTTACCTAGTAGGCCTCCTCCACCTATGTTACCTACTTCACCTATTCCACCTTTACCTCCTGTTAAAGTGGAGGGTATTACATGTCCTACTTGTGGGTATTTTTCATTTAGGGATGTTGGTGGGCATGGTGTTCGTAGGTGTATTAAACACGTGTCAGGTACATGTGTATATGGTGATAAATGCCATTTTTCTCATAGTGACAAATCTTTAAACCAGGTTCGCCCGCCTATGGTTGGCCGTCGTGGGTTGGGCGTCACATCCTCGGTGAAAACCGGGTTAACAGACATGAAACAAACGACGACGGAAAAACAGAACCCTGTCCATACTACGCCCGATGGGAAACCATCGCTGCGGAGCGTGGTTTAGAGGTTCCAAATAATCAATCAGGGGTGTACCACTACCCACCCCGCAACGCTGAGATAGCTGAGAACTCTCTCAATAAGTATATGAAACGTTGTGATCGCCCTGATATGGACGTAGTAGTGGCTAAACATTGTATTAACCTTGTTGAACAACTGACTTTGCTCCAACTTGGTGGCAAACGCAACCGTGTGATGACCTTAGATGAAGTTATTGAGTTAATGGATGGTAGGAAATCAAATGGTTGGCCTTTTGACATCAAATATCCAACCAAGGAAAAATTCCTGGCTAGTGAGGAGCGAATTGAAGTTGAAAAATTTTGGGAGGCCCTAGCTGATTATGCACCTCTTTTGGATATGGAAACCATATTTTTAAAGAAGGAGCCTAGACCTAAGGAAAAAGGTGCTAGGTGTGTTTTTAGTTTAGGAGTCCGTAAAACAATGTGTGAAAATAGATTGATAAAGATGTTAACTGAGAATTTAAAAGCGAGTTGGCAGAATTTGCTTTATGATGAGGGTTGGATGGCGTTTGGTATGCCTGCGAGTCATGGTACTTGGGATCGTTTGGCAAGAAAATTTGATGGGTGGAGTTGTTTTGAATTGGATGGCTCAGCATGGGATGCATCGATGTTTCCATGGTTGATAGAGCAATTTGCTAGTATTCATATTCGTTTGATGGATAAGTTATCTAAAGACGATGAACAGCGAATACGCCATGTTTATACCACAGCGTACCATGTGGCAGATATACTACCGGGGGGCAATGTGGTTTTGCGCTTTAGTGGTAATGGTTCTGGCCATCCTGGTACGACTTTGTGGAATATGTGGTTTGCTATTTTTTCGACATTGTATGGCCATCATCGGCAGTCACCTGGAGTTTTGTTTCCGCTTCAATACTATGCTGGTCGTTTGAGTTGTATAGTGTTTGGCGATGATAATATAGTTTGTTTAAACCCTGATAAACCTATTAAGTTTGATATAGGTGATTTTAGGAAAATTAATTGGTTTGAGCTTTATTGCCAGTATACAGCTAGTAATTCCTGTGCCTTAACTGATTTGCGCTTTTTTAATTTTGGTTGGGTGTTGCGTTGTTTACGTGGTATTAGAATTTGGGCTCCTGACCCTGATGTTAAGAAAATTTTATATTCCCTTGCCTTTCCGGTGGAACCTTTATCCAAGAGGACTTGTTTAGAGAGAGCCATCAGTATTAGGCAAACAACTTTTAATAATCCTGGTTTGTTTAACTGGGTAGATGCCTTTGTTAGTTGGTTGGAGTCTCAGTTGCCAGGTATGAATCCTAAAGTTCATACTTCACCAGAACTTGAAGACTTATATTTTGGTTGGGAAACTCCAACGGCTATGCCTTTGTATTTTGGCGGGGATCCTGATGTAGAACTGCAATCATACTCAGGATTTGCAGCTGTTAAACTTCCACCCCGCGGAGGTTTAAATTGTGTTATGTCTAAGCCACCATTTAAGCGAATTGACGATTATATTGACGCTTATTATAAAAAGAAAGAATATTTAGAACATCCCCTTGGAGCTGTCGGACGTAAAGTATCAGACGCTTTCTACGAGGGAGTGCTTAGACCGTACGGCAAAATTGTCGATTATTTTAGAGAACCTACTAAGGAAGGCAGGATCTCCAAAAATATGCCGGGACGAAATGGTAAAACTGGAAAAGGCCGTGCTGGAAAGCCTGGCAAGGGTGCAAGCTCTAGATCGAGAAATCGACCGGCTGGAAAGACTAACAATAAGCCAACCAGATCTCTCGGTGGTAGGGCCGGATCGCGACGGATGGTTGGCCGAGGAATGAGTAAGAATAAAAGTAAAAGTATTCCAATATTTAAGAATAAGCGTGCCATTGCTGCGGCTTATCCAATGCAGGAGCGTCCAACCTCGTTTCGCATTGTTAAAGGGCTCCCTGGTGGGGGTTTGAAAGTATCTGGTTCTGATTTCATCACTACTCTCCCTGAAACTGCATTTACGCCTGGTGAATTGGTTTATTCATTGGATGTGAATCCGTCAGTTTTGGGTCAACGGTTGGCAGTGTTTGCTGAGTTATATGAAATGTTTTGGTGTACAAAGTTAAATATCATGTATGAACCGGCATCTTCAGTTCAAAATGAAGGTTCGATGATTGGTTTCTTTGAGATTGATGTTAAGGACACTTTGCCTGCTGGCATTTCGGCAATTCGTTTTGCGGAGAATCATGCGGGTGCTAGTTATACTAATATTTATATGCCTCATGTTTGGAGTAAACCTTTCCAACAGAAGCGTACTGATATGTATATAGAGCGACAGGGTAGTGATGTTCGTATTGTTAACCAAGGTCGTTTTAATTTACTCGCACAAGTGGGAATTGATGCGGCTAAATTAAAAGGCAGTTTGCGTATTGATTGGGAATTTGATTTGTATGGTCCACAATTGCGACCGGGCACTGGTGGTATGTATCTTAGAGTGCAGGATACTGCTTCTGCTTCTACGGTTTTGTCAGCTTTAGGTTGGGATCTTACGAATTTAGCAACTTGGTGGAATACTGGTACTTTGTTAGTGGATGATACTGGTGGGGCTATAATAAATTATGGTATAGAGACTGTCACGGCAACAAGTGACACATTCTATATAGAAGTGATTTTACCACCAGGTAAGTGGTTTTTGAGGTACCAACAAAAGCATAATTTGGATGTTCTTGGCAAAGGGACAAATCCTAATGCTGGTACAATTATAACTAGTTGGATTGCCCCTACTACATCAGCTTGTACATTGGTTAATCCAAATGGGTTTACATATGGCTCAGATTCCACGGCCACTAATATAGTTTCTACGTATGTTATTAACCCATCAAGTGATGCCCAAAAGGTTCATTATAGGGTTACATATACTGGTACGGTGGTGGCGCTTAATTTTAGTGTTCCTACATCCACTTTTTTCAATGATTTGGCTATCATAAGTATTCCGCAAGTACCAAATGATGGCAATATTGATAGTTTTAATCGGGTTTCTCCTAAACCCAATCACCTAGAATTGTTGCGGGGTGAAATGAGGCGTTTCTTGGCTGATGAAGAAATGGCTCAGAAATTATTGGATGAGATGAAAAGGAGTGGAGAGCGTAGATCTTTTGACTCTGAGAGTAAAGAGGAAAAGAAAAATAAATCGATCAAGAAGGTGATCGAGCCACGTTCAGATGATGATGAAATTGTGGAGATTACTCCTAAGAAAATACCTTCTCTTAAGGGCACGAGCACTTCTTCTAGTGCGGATGCTCTTAGGAAAAGCTGAAGGACTTACCACAAGGTTTAGTTTTTTCCGCTGTGTGTATCCTGTTT